TGGATTGAAAGTAGGCAACGACAGCTTTACTGGAATCATTAATTCAAATGATACAGGATTAATTCAAAGTGTAATACAAACATCCACCACAAATTCTCCTATTCCAGCACCAACAACCTCAGTAGATCCGCAAGGAGAGACAAAAGGAGCAGAGAATCAAGCTGATGCAACTCAAACAGAGCAAGAGTCTAAATTTAATTCTGCTTTACATGCCATGCTTACAGCTGTTAAGGCTTTAGGTCAAGCAGAAGCAATTGGTAAAACTCAAGCAGTAATACCTATTGATCTAACTGAGAGTACTAACATATTTTATCAATATGGAATATTAAAAGATGTATTAACGCAGGCAGGTAAAACTGTTCCTCCCTTAGGTAATACTGACTTTGATCTTACTTCTTATGCATTGAAAGGCTTTAATAGCAATTTAATGGCTGACAAATCAAAATTTGCTAGCATTAATCCTGTTAACTACTCAAGCCTATGTACAGCTTATTATGTAGGATATGAATTTAAGGATAACGAGAACATGACAGCTACTTCAGGTGAGAAGCCAGTTTATATTAAGCTAGGATACTTACTTGCATTCTTAAATAATATGTGCTTACTATATGAAACAATTGGTAAGAAGAGTGGAGCTAAAGGTGATAATTTAGATACAATTAAGCCGTATGTATACATCGACTTTCATCCAGATTACAACTTCTGTTTGACAGCACCACAACATATGACTGTCGATCCTTATAAGTGTTTTATACCTCTGAATGCAACAGATTCGGATTACTTAAAATTATTTGATTCAGTTGGAGCAGCAGCATTAAAAGAAGTTGCTTTTAAACCATCTACCGAAAATACTTTATCTAAATCATTGAATGCATTTAAAACAGATAATGCATATCAAGGAAAGACGATGGAGATACTACTTAATACTCAATATCTACTTAATTTAGCAAATCAATTTGTTCAAGCAGATAAAGAAGCAACTATTGCTCTTAAACCTTTCTTGGATAAATTAATGGAAGACCTTAATAAGTCTACGGGTGGTTTTAATTTGTTTAGAGTGGCTTATAGAGATGATTCCAATACTATTATTATTAAAGATGATCAATGGACACCTCCTCTTCCTCAAGAGACTAGTGCTATTGATAAGTCAACTTATGTTAATAATAGGAAGTATATGGAGCTTCAAATATTTGGTAGTGGTAGTTTGGTTAGAGACATGGAGTTCAAGACAAACATGAGCACTAAGATGTCTTCAATGATTGCTATCTCTGCTCAAGCTGTTAGTCAGAGTGCTAACGGTGTTGATAGTTCTCCAATAGGAACCTATAATACTAACTATGAAGATGCATTTATGCCGATAAAGCAAAATGCTAGTACAGGATCAGCTGTGTTAACTTCTAAACAAGTTGCAGAGAAAGAAAAAGAAGAACAGCAATTAGTTGATACTAACTCCGAAGCTGCTAAGAAGTTTAATGCGTATGTGAAATCTGTTTATTATGAAGGCCAGGTTGTAAAGCAACAAACAAACTTTGCAATAAATTATTTCTTAGATCGTTTTAGAATTAGAAAAGCTGAAGATCATATTACAACAGCAGCTCCATTCATTCCTGCCAATCTAAGTATTACTGTTGATGGTATAAGTGGTATAGTGATGGGAAATGCTTTTGGTATTCCTGAAAGTCGATTACCTGCCTCTTTGAGGGGTTATGATGGTATTACAAAAGTAGGCTTTACTGTTGTTGGTTTATCTCACATACTTGAAAAGAATGAATGGACTACTAAGATTAGAGGCCAGATGATTAAGTTAAGAGATGTTACTAGAGCTGACACAGCTAAGGTAACAGGTGGTGATGCGTTTACTTATCCACCAATTACTATACCTAATGATGGTACTGTATCAAGTACTATAAAAGGTAGTGCTTTATATAATGATGCAACCTTTAGAGCTGGACTAAAAGTTATAGCAGATAAGTATCAAGTAAGTGATTTAGATTTACTTAAGATAATGAAAGCTGAATGTAATTTGAATCCATCTGATTCAGTGTATGTTAAGAGAGATGAGAGTGTGTCTGGTCCATTACAAATAGGTACTGCTAAAGCAGGCTATGAATTATTTGCTACTGGTTTACTTCAATTTACAAAAGATAATTTAACAACTTTAGGTGCAAGTAGTTTAGAGCAGATTCGCACAACTAGTGCTGTAGGACAGTTGCCATTTGTTGACAAATATCTTGGTGCGTATACGAATAAGATAAGAGGAGGAGACATCTATACCTTATACACAGCTGTATTCTTCCCAGCATTTATTACAGATGTAAAGAATAGAGATGTTAATAAAGTCTTCAAGTATGGAAAAGTTTCTGCAGAAAGAATCTCAGAACAGAATCCAGCAATAGCACGAGCTGCAGGTAAGACACCAGGAACTGCTTTAACAATAGGTGATTTTATAAAATATGTAAGTACTATCGTATAATACTATGATTAAATACTACCCATTATCAAGAATTAAAACAGACCTCTACACGAGAGGTAATACCTATAAGCTTTCTAATGGACAGCCTTATACTGGGAGATATTATTTATTGTATGACGGCACAGCTTTTACAGGTGCTAATCCTGTGGTAGGTACTAATCAAGAATTGATACCTATTAATGATCGATTAGCTGTCGTAAATGCTACAACAAGTGCATCTACTGCTTACACACTGTCTACATCTACAAATAGTGCCTCGAGTAAAAATTTAAATGCAACCCTTAATGAGCAATCATTAGAGGAACTACAACCTTATTATCCTACTCCGGTTCAAAGTGATTATCAATTAGGATATTTCAAAAGATATTTTGCCAAGAATGTAACAGGACCAAGTTATATTATAGAAATATCTCAAAGTGATTTTGCCAATGTTCAGAATGGTGTTTATGGCAGTACAGTCTTAGTCTACGAAACGATAAGTATGCTTTGGCAATTAACAGGACCATTGCATGACACAAGAGTTTCTCAATATCAAATTATCGGTGGTGTCTACGACACTAATAAAAGAGTTACTGAAGGTAAGGCAACTAATTTTAGAGGATTGGTTGAATATATTGGTGGCGACTATACTAAGTTTGCTAAGGTGACTACTTAGCCGTTGGTTTAAGATTTTCTGAGTTGTATTTTCGATTAAATAAAGGTTGTAAATGTATTACATTGTTGAAACGAAAGAGCAATTAGATAAACTAGAAGTCAAAGCAAAGTGCTTTATTGATATCATTAGCTTATCTGAAGATGCTCATCCATCTCTCACTTCCCCTTGCGTAGTTTACTACAATAATTTTGAAAAAGGATACATCTTTCCAGTTAATCACTCAGAAGGTTTTTCTTTAGGTTGGGAAGATATCCAACTCTTTATTAAGCAACACTCTTCTATCTATTGCTTAGACGCTAAATGGCATTCTTATTACATCAATCAGCCAGAAAGTTTAGTAGATGTTTACTATGCGATGCTAGATCTTGACAATACAGTGCAAGATTTAGATTGCTATACAGTTGTACACAAAGATTTTTACTATAGACATAAGTATTTGGATAGTGTTAACAATATTTTGCCTATATCTAAACACTATGAGAGATGTGAGTGTATGTTTGAATCAGCACTTCCCTATATAGGCAAAGAGGTTAGTAAGAGGTGGCATTGTGATTACACAGCGGCATATAAATGGGTAGAACAACAAGGAATTAAGATAAATGAAAAAGTATTTGATAAACATTTTGAGCCTACTTGGAAGGCTAATTCAATTAAAGACGGCAAAGTTTACACAAAGTATAACTTGCATAATATCACTTCAAGACCTAGCAATGCTTACAATGGTATTAACTTCCTAGCACTACCAAAAGACAAATCTAGGGCTGCTTTTGTACCTGAAAACGATATTTTTATTGAATTCGACTTTGATGGTTACCATCTTAGATTAATTGCTAATAAAATAGGCTACGAGTTACCAACGGATATATCAATCCATACTTACTTAGGACAGCAGTATTTTAATAAAAAAGAGCTGACACCTGAGGAATACCAAGAATCTAAGAAAATTACATTTAGACAGCTTTACAATGGTGTAGAAGCTGAATATAGAAGTATAGAGTTCTTCAATAAAGTAGCCATCTTCATAGAAGATCTATGGGAAACAATGCAATATGGTCGATATATTGAGTTGCCAAATGGAAGAAGGCTCAAAGGAACTGACTTCAGTCCTCAAAAACTGTTTAATTACTACGTTCAGTGCTTAGAAACAGACAATAATATAGGCAAATTACTTAAATTAAAGGCGTTTTTAGAGAGGAAAAGGAGCAAAGTGGTGTTAGTGGTCTATGACTCAATTTTAATCGATTTTTCAAAGGCAGATGGAAAGGATACTTTAGATGGAATTAGAGATATCTTACAGGAAAACAATTATTTAGTAAAAATGCAATCAGGCAAAAGTTATGATTTTGGAGAAAAATAAACTATTTATTAGCAGTGTAAACGTCAAACAAGAAGATTTAATGAATAAATTGTTCTGTACTTTCAGCTCTAAGGATAAACTAGAGGAGACACTGGAGACAATAAAAGCTGAATACAACATTATGTATAATAAAATATTCGTTTTGGAATCAAAAGACTCCGACGAGTATCTCTGCACCTATAATATAGAAGTTCAAGGAGAAAGCACTAAGATTCTTCCTAATACAATATTGCTTCATCGTAAAAAGGAGACTAATACTCTTTATACAATCAACTCACTTAATTTGTTGATCAAGTCTCTTAATGAAGGCATACTAGATACGTCCTATAAAGTTAACTGGCAAGACTACTCCAACACAGTATTGCTTACACAGGGTAGTGAATTAAAGACCCTGGGAACTAAAATCCACAAGATTGTTGTGGTTTAGAGTTTTTTCCTTCGTATCTTTCTCTAGATAGTAATCTTTTAATTAAAACAAATAAGTTATGGATTTAAATGCAATTAAATCAAAGCTGAGTTCCTTGCAGAATCAAAAGCAGGGAGGTCAAAAAAGGGACATGACTTTAATCTTATGGAAACCGACTGTAGGTAAGCACTCAGTTCGTATTGTTCCATCTGTATTTAACAAGTCGTATCCGTTCAAAGAATTATTTATTCACTACGGTATCGGAAATCGTACAATGATCTCTTTGGAGAACTTCGGAGAGAAGGATCCAATTGTTGAATTTGCTAAGCAATTAAGACAATCAAGCGATAAAGAGAATTGGTCTATGGCTAAGAAATTAGAACCAAAGATGCGTGTGTTTGTTCCAGTGATTGTTCGTGGTGAGGAGGATAAAGGTGTACGTTTATGGGAGTTTGGTAAACAAGTATACCAAGAGTTATTAAGTATCGCTGAGGATGAAGATGTAGGCGATTACACAGATCCAGTACAAGGTAGAGATGTTACAATTGAAACTACCGATGGTACAGCAAATGGTACTGGGTTTAATCAATCTAAAGTACGTGTTCGTACTAAAACAACTCCGTTATCTGAGAATGCTGCAGATGTAGAGAAGTGGTTAAACAATCAACCTGATCCATTGACGATCTTTAAAAAGTATTCTTATGATGAAATGAGAACATCTTTAATGAATTGGTTGAATCCTGAAGCAGAAGCTGAAGAAACTCCAGCAGCTCCAGTAGTTGAAGAAGCTCCTAAGACAGAAGCTTACACTTTAAACACAGCTAAGTCAAGTACGGATCAAGATTTCGAGGATCTATTTAAATAAACAATAAGTTATGGCGAAAAGCAAGGAAGATAGCTTAAACTCCAGTGTGAGTAAAGCTATTAAGGGATCATTTAATCTCGACAGTTTCATTAAGTCGAAGAACCTTTCCACAACATCTATCAAGATGAAAGAACAAACGTGGATTCCTCTATCTCAAGCTTTCCAAGATTGCCTTTCTATCCCAGGCATCCCTATTGGCCATATCACTCTACTCAGAGGTCACTCTGATACAGGTAAGACTACCGCTCTTTTAGAGGCAGCCGTAAGTGCCCAGAAGATGGGTATCTTACCTGTTTTTATCATTACAGAGATGAAATGGAATTGGGATCATGCTAGACAAATGGGCTTAGAGTTTGAAGGTATTCCGAATGCAGATGGAGAAATTGATGACTACAAAGGTTTCTTTATTTATGTTGATAGAGAAAGATTAAATACTATTGAAGATGTAGCAGCTTTTATTGCTGACTTGTTAGATGAACAAAAGAAAGGCAACTTGCCTTACGATCTTTGTTTCTTCTGGGATTCAGTTGGAAGTATTCCATCTCGTCTTAGTGTTGAGTCGAATAAGAATAACAATGAGTGGAACGCAGGTGCGATGTCACAAAACTTTGGAAACTTTATTAACCAAAAGATTGTATTATCAAGAAAGCAGAGTCAACCATATACTAATACGATGGTAGCTGTTAATAAGATTTGGGTTGCTAAAGCAGAGAATATTATGGCACAACCTAAGATGAAGAATAAAGGAGGTGATACAATGTACTTCGATTCTTCTTTGATTATTACTTTCGGTAATGTAACCAACTCAGGTACTAATAAGATCAAAGCAACCAAGAACGGAAAGGATGTAGAATTTGCTAAGCGGACTAAAATTAGTTGTGATAAGAATCACGTTAATGATGTAACTTCAGCAGGTAAGGTTATTATGACAGCTCATGGCTTTATTGATGACACTAAACCAGCTATTGATGCTTACAAGAAGCAACATTCTAAAGACTGGTTAAAAACTTTAGGTACTACAGACTTTGATGTAGTTATTGAAACAGATGAAGATACGAGAGATATTTTTGACGCAACAGAATCAGAATAATGGCTAAAGACTATAGTAAGTTTTTTGAAGCAATAGAAGAGAAGAAAGAAGAAACCCTGCATAAAAATAGCAGGGTTCTTATTGTCGATTCTCTTAACACCTTCCTTAGAAGCTTTGTGGCAATTCACCACATGAATCCACAAGGTAATCATATAGGAGGCCTTACAGGCTTTCTCAAATCCATAGGAGCTGTCATAAGACAACTAGAACCTACTAGAGTAATCCTTGTATTTGATGGTGTAGGTGGATCGACTAACAAAAGGTATTTGTATCCTGAGTACAAAGCAAACAGGCATATCACAAAGATCTCTAATTGGGATGCTTTTGATACACAGGAAGAAGAGTCGGAAGCGATCACTAATCAAATAGTAAGATTAGTTGAGTACTTGAAATGTCTTCCTGTAGACCTCGTTGCTATTGATAAAATCGAAGCAGATGATGTAATTGGTTATTTAGCATCTCAATTACCTGAGAAGGTTATTGTATATTCTACTGACCAAGATTATCTACAACTAGTATCGGATCGAGTATCTGTTTATTCTCCTATTAAGAAGAAAATTTATTATCCTGAAGATGTTAAAGCTGAGTATGGCATTCCACCTCAAAACTTTTTAACACATAAAGTAGTAGTAGGAGATAAGGGAGACAATGTACCTGGAGTAAAAGGTATAGCGCTGAAGACTTTATTGAAGCTTTATCCAGAATTAACTGAAGAAAGATTAGTATCTTTAAATGAAGTAATAGCAAAAGCACAAACTAAGACAGGAAAGAAAGACGCTAAGTATCAAGACCTGTACAATTATAGACATCAGCTACAGATAAATGAAAAGTTGATGAACTTAGTTGAACCTAATATTCCAGATCAAGATAAAGAAGCATTGGATGAATTAGTTAACAGCTACAGAGAGACATTCGAACCTCAAGCTTTTGTAAAATTATATAACGAAGACAATTTACAAGGTAGTATTTTGAATGTATCGGTTTGGTTGAATGAGACATTTAGTAAGTTAACACAATACAAATAAGTTATGGCGGTTTTAAATCAGTTACAGCAGTACGGACTAGGATTCCAAATAAAAGTTCTATCGAGCTTATTAAAGCATAAAGAATTTTTACAGAATATACACGATATACTAGATGCAGAGTATTTTGACAATCCTGCACATAAGTGGATTGTAGAAGAGATACTAAAGTATTACTACAAATACCACGCAACTCCTACTTGGGAAGCTTTAAGCATAGAAGTTAAGAAGCATGACAATGAAGTACTAAGAGTATCCATCGTTGATCAGTTGAGAGAAGTTAATAAAACCTCAAACGAAGATCAAGAATACGTTGAGCAAGAGTTTGCTAACTTTTGTCGCAACCAACAATTAAAAAAAGCAATCTTATTATTACCTGAACTATTAGATGGAGGCCAATACGATGATATTCGTTATGTAATGGATTCAGCTTTGAAAGCAGGAATGGATAAGAACATAGGACACGAGTATGAAAAGGATATGGAAACTCGTTACAGACAAGAAGAAAGAAAGGCAGTACCAACTCCATGGGATAATGTAAATAAGTTATTGATGGGTGGATTAGGTGGAGGTGATT